ACTATGGCAAACGTAAGTGAAAAGTTTGGTCTAAGACCATACAGAAAACTAGACGGTACACCATTAGTTGGAGCTCAGAACAGATACACAATTTCTGCAAACAACACAGTTGCTATTTATCAAGGTGACTTAGTTGTACCTGAAGCTGATGGAGACATTAGCAGACACGTAGCAGGAACAAGTGCCGCTGTAATCGGAGTTTTCAATGGATGTTTTTATACAGATCCTACTACGCAAAAGCCGACTTATTCAAACTACTACCCTGGTTCAGTGAACGCAAGTGACATTACTGCATTTGTTGTTGACGATCCAGACGCAGTATTTTTAATGGACGTGAATAATACTTTTGCAAGATCAGATCTGTATACTAACTATTCAGTAACTGATGCAACCGGTAACACAATAACAGGTATTTCAGAAGTGCAGCTTAACAAAGCTTCAACTGGAACTGATTCTACATTCGTTGTACAAGCGATTGATATTTCTCAGGACCCAGATAATTCTGATGCAAGTTCATCTAATTCGAACATACTTGTTAGAATCAACAACCACTTCTTTAGAAGCGGTACAGGCATATAATAGGAGAATAAAATTATGGCTATAAGTAGATCACAACTAGTTAAAGAACTAGAGCCAGGTTTAAATGCACTATTTGGCCTGGAATACGATCGTTACGAAAACGAGCATGCAGAAATATTTGCAACTGAAACTTCTGATCGAGCATTCGAAGAAGAAGTGATGTTAGCAGGTTTCGCTGCGGCTCCAGTAAAACAAGAAGGTGCGGGAGTTGTGTTTGATCAAGCAAATGAAACTTTCACTGCTAGATACTCTCACGAGACTATCGCATTAGCTTTCTCAATTACTGAAGAAGCGATCGAAGATAACCTGTATGACAGACTTGCTGCAAGATATACAAAAGCTTTAGCAAGATCTATGTCACACACTAAACAAGTTAAAGCAGCTGCTGTGTTAAACAAAGCACAGTTTACAGCAGTAACTGGTGGAGACGGTGTTCCATTAATTTCGAACGCTCACCCATTAGCAACTGGCGGTACGTTTTCAAACGTATTAGCAACTGCTGCTGACTTAAACGAAACATCTTTAGAGCAATCATTGATTGACATCGCAGGTTTCGTTGATGAAAGAGGCTTAAAAATAGCTCTTTCTGGTAGAAAAATGATAATTCCAAAAGAATTACAATTTACTGCAGAGAGAATTATGAAATCTCCTCTAAGATCAGGAACTGCGGATAACGATATCAATGCTTTAAGATCTATGAGCATGGTTCCAGAAGGATACAGAGTAAATCACTTCTTAACAGATACTGATTCATTCTTCCTTCTTACTGATGCACCTAACGGTCTTAAACATTTCGTTAGAAGCCCAATCAAAACTGCTATGGAAGGTGACTTCGATACAGGTAACGTAAGATTTAAAGCTAGAGAAAGATACTCTTTCGGTTTCTCAGACCCAAGAGCAATCTTTGGTAACGGAAACTTACCAACTAGTTAATCTTAGTTAACGGATTGAAAAGGGCGGTCTTTATGGCCGCCCTTTTTTTATGTATAATAGAAACACTGAATATAAATTTTTGATGCAGACTGAATTCAGCAGACGGCCTTAAGACTGTATCAATTTAAATAAGGAGAATAATATGGCTAATACTACTTTTTCGGGTCCAGTCCGATCAGAAAATGGTTTCATTGGTGGAACTAAAAACTCATCTACAGGTGCTTTTACATCTAATTTTACAATTGGATCTACAGGTGCGTACGATGGTTTATTTTTACAAAGTCAAGGAATTGTTACAGGTGCAGAAGTTGAAGCAACAGCAGGCACTAATGAAGTAACTTTTTCACAACCTAACAACACAATTATTACAGGAATTGGAATTCTTGTAACATCTGCTCCAACTATTGCTACAGGTAACATTGGATGGCAAGTTGGAACTGCTACAGGTGGCGCTCAATTAGTGGCAGCTGATGCTGATGGTATTTTAGCAGGAGGCACAACTGTTCCAGCTGGAGCTCACTACGATTTAACTTTATTGGATACTGCAATTGCAAATGCATCTCCTGCAGCATCTCCAAAAGTAAATGTATCAGGCAATGCTAGAAGCATTTTCTTACAAATCACTAATTCAACCAACGCTTCTGCGAGTGGTGCAATTACATGGTATGTAAGATTTAGTCAGGTAGCATAATTAATAATTAGTGGCTCCTTCGGGAGCCACAAACTAAGGAGTTAAAATGGGTTACAAAAGCGATATACAAGCTACAAGATCAAATGCAGCAGCAGGCGCTACTGCAATTATTTCTCAGCCTGTACGTGTTAGAGCGATATCTGTAGCATCAAGCGGTGGAGGAGATGGGTTTTTAGAATTAACTACAACTTCTAATGCTGGAACTACTTTACTTGCTGTGGATGTATCGAATGGTGATGTTATTAATATGAATTTACCTGAAGACGGAATTTTATTTCCCGCAGGTGTATTTTGCAAAACTAAAACAAACATTACTGCTTACACATTATTCACTGATGTGTACGATGCACCGAAGCTAACAGGTCAAAATGGCTAAGTTAGGTTGTCAAATTAGAGGTACGGGTAAGGCTGTAATGAAAGCCAGTTTTGGTGGTGTGGCTGCCATTACTGATGCAATTGCTACAGCTGTACCTGCCTCACAACTTAAAGCGGGTGTAAAATCTACTGCTACATCGCAAGCAGAAAAAAAGGAAACAGAAAAACAAGATCAACCTGCTCAAATGAAAAAAGGAGGAATGCCTCCTAGAAATAAAAAAAATTTTAGATCAACTAAATCTGGTGCTGGTATGACACAAGCAGGTGTAAAAGCTTACAGAAGAATGAACCCTGGTTCTAAATTAAAAACAGCAGTTACAGAAGATAAACCAGGACCAAAAAGAGCAGCAAGAAGAAGATCTTATTGTGCAAGATCAGCAGGGCAAATGAAAATGTTTCCAAAAGCTGCTAAGGATCCTAATTCAAGATTAAGACAAGCGAGAAAAAGATGGAAATGTTAAATGGCGACTTACCTCAATGCAAATACTCCGACAATGTATTGTCAAGTAAGAAAGGAATATCTTTATGATTTTAAAAAACATCATGGAGAAAGTGAAGACGCAGTTATCTTTGGTCTTGCATCGATACCAGGGCGTGCAGTCCTATTTCATGCGATGTTACCGAACGGTGCGGTCTACTATCGTTTGCCTATCTCAGCTTTTTTCCAAAAACATTTACAAAGAACCGAAGTGCCCGATATGCCGTTACACACGTTGGAACTGTGGGATTGCTTTAGTTATTATCCTAGTGTCCATCAGTTTGATTTTTTAAACGGTAGCAAAGGTAAGTATTTAGGAAAGGATAAAAATTTTTATCATGGAAATTATTTATTTACTATTGATTGGGCTCACCCTGATAATAATATTCTTAACACCGAACATTCTGAAATACCTCAAGAACATAAGTGTGGACATGTTTTGGAACTTGATAACGGTAATTATGCTATTCAGCCTAATAATCGTATTCTTTGGCACGCTTCTAATTATACTGTTAAAAACAATTGGCCAGACTATTTGGTGCAAACTACGAAATGGTCTGTAGAAAAAGGTAACTGGGTTACTGAAGACTCAGAAAAAATGTTTTATAATGTTGAGGGGAAAAAATAAATGAAATTAAAACCAAAATACACTATTCCAGCTTTATGGGTCATTGTTATTTTTTGTTTTTTAATGGCAGCTGGTTGTACAAACAAAGAAAAATATCCTAATAAAATGGACAGCATTGCTAACGCTTTATCTAAATTAAAATAAAATGCCTTTAAACGCTGGATCTTTTCAAGAATATGACTATACTAATGAGTATGAAGAATGCGAGTGGCGACAATATACTTACTAACAATGAAAATGTTATATTAATTAATAATATTTTTTCACCAAAAGTTAATTTAGATATTATTAAACTTTTATCAGAAAGCTCTTGGAAGATTGGAACAGATAATTCACAAACAAAATTACAGAGAATATTAGAAGGAAATTATTCTGGTTTTACTTTTGTTTCTTTTGCAGAGGGAAAATCTTATGATCCTATACTTAATGTTTACGCAGATATAATATTTAAACAAATTTTACATGAATTAAATTTAAATGCTTATTTATATAGAGTATTTTGGAATATGTATTATAAAAATCACAGTACCTTTGTGCATAAAGACATGGACACCTCAGATTGGATATCTGTCATTTATAATTTACATACTACAGATGGTGGAACTGAAATAGATGGTAAATTTTATCCAGATGTTAATGGACAAGCAAAAGTATTCAAAAGTTTTATTGATCATAAAGGAGTATCTGTCACAAAAGACCCTGTTAGATTTAATTTAAATATGGTATTAAAAAAAATATAAAATAATGAAATTATCAGCAAACTTTCAATTAAGTGAATTAGTAAAATCACAAACAGCAGAACGAAAAGGTATACCAAATAATCCTTCTCCTGCTCACATAGATAATTTAAAATCTTTGTGTATTAATGTGTTACAACCAATACGATCACATTTTGATGCTCCAGTAATCATATCTTCTGGTTATCGTTCAGCAGAACTTTGTATTGCTATTGGATCTAAA